AAAGAATCAAAAATTGAAGAGTAATCCTGATGGGAATTGATTTTTACACGTTGACAACCCCTCCAGCAAATGATCCAGTTTTGTTTGCAGGTGCTGATGAGTGGTGTAGAGATATTGATGTTGCAGATACAACTCTGGTGAACGCATTGATCTCATCTGCAACCGTATTGGTCGAGTCAATGACAAATCGTGTTTATGTCCAAAGGACATTTACAGGAAGTTTTCAGTGTGTTCAAGATTCAGATTTTGAAGAGTATTCCTACATCGAATTGCGGAGATCACCATTGATCTCAGTAACAAGTGTGAAGGAGAATGATGTTTTGGTTTCTTCGGATGATTATATTGTCAAAAATACGAGTTCTTTTTCAAGGATTCTGTTCCCAAGCTCATTGTCTTTAGATAATGATTTCGCATATCCAATTAAGGTTGTTTTTGTTGCAGGATATACAACAGTTCCTGACGACATCATCACAGCAATAAAGCAAATCGTCTTGTTCTGGTACGAAAATCGAGGAGATGTTTCTCCAGATAAAAAACAGATGTTTCCTTTTGTTGCAAAGGCGATTCTAAGTAAGTATAGAATAATCAACTCATTCGGCTAATGTGTCAGACAAAAACTTATTGTTCAAATATTTATTGGTAAATAACTAATGGGTGAGTTGATTGTAGAAAGAAGACCATCAAGATCACCTCAGATTGGAGATTTGAAAAGTCGAATCTCCATTTATGAGAGAACGATCACTGCTCCAAACTTTGGTGCAGAAGAGGTCTTCACTCAAGCCCATACTTTGATTAAAACTGTTTGGGCAAAGGCTGAAACAATAAAACATTATGCGACATTTGATGGTGTGAATTCTGAAATAAAACCAACACATAAATTCTCAATCAGGTATCGTAGTGATGTGGTCCCAAATAGCATTGTCAAATATGATGGAAATAGTTACAAAGTCACAAAGGTAGATGACACAGATTTGAGGAAGCGTTTCTTGTTTCTGCTTTGCCAATTGCTAGGTGACGAAGATGACCAGGTGAATAGATAATGTTCTCAATGAAATTGACCAGGAAGGGAAGAGAGAATCTTTACAAGATCGAAAGTCTTGATAAAGTCTTCCCAAAGCATATACACAATGCACTGTATGAGATTGGTCAAGATCACGTAAAGCATTTGCGTAGATCAATGGAAGAGAAAAAGACTGGTCGAATCTACAATATAAAAGGGTGGGTTCATCAAGCATCCTCCCCAACAGAAACCCCTGCAATTTTATCAAAAGATTTATTCCGAAGTGTGAACTACAAAGTTCGTGGGCATTATGAGATGGAGTTTGGAGACTCATCTCAACCAGACAAAGACCCGTATGGGTTTTTCTTGGAGCATGGAACAAAAACACAGAGTGGGAAATGGAGAATAAAACCAAGACCGCACATCAGTAGGACTGTGAAAGAAAGACAAAAAGACACGTACAATACTTTGGTCGCTTACGCAAAAAATGGATTCACATTATCATGAAAATTTCTGAGATTGTTCAACAGTTGCAATTGATCCTCCCAAAGTATACTGATTTATTCAGTACAACTTTGGGTGTTAGCTCCATAACAGCAACTGGAGGAGTTGCAACCATAATCACTTCTTCTCCGCATTCCCTAACGACAGGACAAGCTGTTACGATCTCAGACATTGCTCAACAGAACTCAATTGATTATGTCTTCAAGGATGGATTGGTTTTCGAGTTTGGAGTCACTTCTCCTCACGATTTGACTTATGGGTATCCAGGATATGAAACCGTTTCAATAGATGGATTTACAGATTCAAGTTGGAACGATGATTTCACATTGGTTTCTGTTCCAAGTAAATATTCATTCAAAGTTCAGAGTACAAACTCATCACCAACTCTGAACACAAATGAATATCTGAATGAAGTTAGAATGGATGGAGTCAATGGTCGATACTCTGTAACTGTAGTTGACACAACAACATTCACAGTCTCCGGAACATTCAACGATGGAACTTACGAAAACGGAACCATCAAGTCTGCGGTAAGGATTGCGGGTTCAGCCTCAGCAGCAAGAGCACTAGAGCAATATACAAAACAAAGTGCGTCCTCTCTTTGGATGTTCGTTGTGATGGATGATGCGGTCACATCAAAGAACAGGAGTGCTTACAATGATGCTGTTGCAACTGTTACTAATGGCGAAGACATAAGAGTTAGACTTGTTGATGGTTTTTCTGTATTCTTAGTTCAGAGTGTTAAATCAGAAATTGCTGCAACAAACGCAGTTGATGTTGCAAGACACGATCTTCTATATCCAATCACAAAAAGTTTGTTTGGAACAACTTTCTCTACTGGTCTGAGTAGTCTTAGTGATTTCAAAGCAATCCTGACAGGACACAACTTTGTTGAATACGACAGATCAACCTTTGTATACCAGTACAATTTTGAGTTTACATACGATCTGATTGCTAGTGATATGGTGGAAGACACCGACACAAGAGCATTCTCAGAAATTGATTATACTCAGGAGGTTGGTGGTGATGACACAACAGACATGACAGTCTCATCAATAGGGTTGCGAGAAATAAATGAAGTGTTTATACTTGGACATCCTGTCGCAGGTATTCTTGGGTCAGTTTATGTACTAAGCTAATAGAGAGGGAAGATGATTAACAAAAAGAATTATGAAGTAAAACAGATCAAAATAAATAAGCAAATTAGCAATTGTCAGATTGGAGATATTGTTTCAATTAGTGTTGATCGTGATGGCACACCAATTGAGAGGTATTGGAGAGATCGAGTCAAGGATTCTGCTATGGACAACTGTGTTGAATTTGTCAAAAAAGCAAGATCAACATCTAAAAAGAAAACAATGGAGACTAAATGATTGATTTACCAAAGGCAACATTGAGCATCATTCCAGCAGAGCAATTGTCTGGAGTGGCAGAACAACGAGTATTGTTGGTTGGACAAACAAGAAATCCAGATTCTGCTGATAAATTGTATCGGGATTTCCCAAACGATGGATCAGAAGATGATCTTTTTATTGCAACAAGTCATATTGCAGGAATGGTACGAGCATTCAAAGCAGAAAATAAAGTGACTTCTTTAGACGTTTTATCATTGGCGGATGCTGTAGGAGCAACAAAGGGAACAGGAGTCATCACATTTGGAGTCGGACCTGCTGGTGCTGATACAACTATTTATGTAACAGTCGGATCAGGCGAAGATTATCGGAAAGAGATCACAATTACTTCTGGATCAACAACCACAACAATTGGAGAAGCAGTCGCTAATGCTTACGCAACCGATTTGAAGAAGCCTTTTACAATTGTAAATTCTGGGGGTGTTGTTACAGCAACTGCAATAAATGGCGGAGCACTTTGTAACGAGTGGGGTCTTCAAGTTGAAGGCGTAATCGACGGTGTTACTGTTGCAATTACTGCTTGGACTGGTGGTGCAACTGATCCTACACTAACAAGTGTCCTGGATGCTATTGGAGATACACGATACCAAACGATTCTGTGGCCTGAAGCATACGACTTGTCTGTTGTCCAAACAATGCTTGACGCACGATTCAACACCTCCAATGCTGTAAACGATGGAGTGGTTGTTCAAGTTAAGTCTGACACATTGGCAAACTTGAAAACGTATGCGGATCAAAATTCCCAATCTGTTGTGATTGTTGGAATGAAGAAGATCAATGACACTCTCTTCAAAGGACCAAACACTCTTGAGTTTCCAGATGTTGCAGCAGCACAGATTTGCGCGATTCGAGCACTCCGAAAAACAGACTCTGCTCCTTTGACACAATACCTGACAACAACTGCACCTAACGATCAGTTCGGTGGGATGGGAAGTGCAAGTTTGCCTTACTTCAATACTGCTCTACCAAATCTTCCTGTTGCAAGTCCTGCAAATCAGTTTTCTGAAACTGACCTCGCAGAACTCTCTTCAAATGGAGTTTCTGTTGTTGGACCAAACAAAGCATTCAATGGAACAATCTTTGGTGAGTTCGTAACGACTTATTTGACTGATACCGCAGGAAATGCAGATACCAGTTACAAGTTCCTGAACACAGTCGATACTGCAAGTGTTGTTCGTGAATACTTCTTCACAAACTTCAAATCACGATATGCTCAAACACGTTTGACAGAGGGTGGCTTGCTTCCTGGTCGAGACATGGCAAATGCTTCAAGCATTCGAGCATTTTGTTTTGGTTTGTATGATGCTCTTGCAAATTTGGCATTATTACAAAAAGGGACTGCTGCAAAAAAAGATTATGACACCAATCTGGCAATCACTCTCGACATCAGTGCCGGATCGGTAACAATCAATCAAGCTCCGCTATTGGTTAGCCAATTGCGAGTAATTCTTGGAACAATTCAAGTGAACTTTGGAGGTTAATCATGCCACAAAAAACCCTTAGTAATCCTACCGTTCAAATAGATGGTGATGGTATTGCGATCATTCCAAACTCCTTGAGTTATAAAACAGGCTCAGGCGATAAGGATGTCAAAGCACAATCTGCAGGTGGGGGCATAATCGAAGTTGTTGTCACTGAAAATGCGGAAACCAATTTGAGCACGATTAAATTCAAACTGTATAACACTGCAACAAACCTTCAATATGTTAAAGATTGGAGTGATAGTCCTAGTGTAACAATCGCAATAAGCGAAGGCGGAATTCAAGAGCAATTTGCAGAGTGTGTTGTTACTGCTGAGCCAGAGCGTTCAATTGGTGCAGACGGAGAGCTTGAGATTGAGTTCAAAGGTGCACCTTCAATATAATCAAATGAAAGGGTATGATGGAGCAACCATACATTTATCAATTGAAAGAATTGCTGGAATACAGCAAAGATGGAAAGTTTGAAAGCACTGGAGAGATCATTTTTGATCCTCCAAGCATGTCAAATTTAGATGAAGTTTCTGATTTTGAGCAGATTCTGATGGGAGCAATCATCTCAGCAGGGAAGTCTCAAAAAGACATGGTGGACAATTCGGAAGAGGAAGAAGGTGGTCCGATGAAAACACCAACTGCAAACGAAATCAGAATGCTTCTATTCATCGGGCAGGATGTCAGTGTCAAAAAGATCGTCAAAGTCTTCAAACTAGTTGCACTAAAGACCGGAAGACTTGATGAGAAAATCAAATTGAAAGAATCCCACTTCGCAAAGATGGATCGCAAAGATTTCATTGATATGTTGTGCGGGTATGCCTCTTTTTTTACCTTCCCCTCATTGCTCAGAGGGGAGTGACCAAAGGCGATTGGTTCACTCGAATATGCGATTTAGTTAAGTTCTATGAAGGCGGGTTGACGTTTGAATATGCATCAACCTTGACCTTCTATAGCCTCAACCGAATGGCGAGTGAAGCAAACAAAATCAATGCAGAAGTAAAACGGCAAAGTGAGAAGTAATAATGGCTTTTGATGTTTCATATGTTCTAAAGGTTGTAGATAAGTATTCTGGACCTTTGGGTGGTTTTATCCGGAAAACAAAAAAAGCCAATGAAGCTGCAAAAAATTATACCGATAGGCTCGATAAACTCGGTGAACGATATACAAAGATGAGAAACCTAATGGGGGCAGCGATAGGTGTTTCTGCCCTAAAAGGAATCGTTGATACTGCTGCAAATATTGAAGAACATTTTATCAATATAGATAGAATTGTTAATTTTGGAGGAAAAGACAATTTTGAAAAATTTCAAGATGGAATATTAAAGACATCAGAATATCTTGGGATGCTCCAAGTTGATTATGCGGGTATTGTTGCAGAGGCAGCAAAATTAGAACCTGACCCCACCAAATTGGCGGAATTTGCTAGAATTGCAGCAGAGATTTCAATTGCTTTCGATTTCGATCCACAAGTTGCAGTTGATAATGCTGGAAAATTAACAAAGAAGTTTGGAGCAACAAACGAAGAACTAAAAATAATGGCAGACACCATAAATGGAATCGCTGATAGAATGGGGCAACAAGGATCAAATATTTTCAAGGTGATGGGTGGTCTATCAAAAGAGTTTAAGAATCTGAAAGACTTGGGCAAAAAAACTGGCGAAGGAGCATTCACAACTCAAGAAATGGTTGCATGGGCATCTTTTGCTGAGAGAATGGAAGTTTCTCCAGAGAAAGCGATAAGTGGCGCAAGAGCAATGTTTGAGAATTTCAAACGAAAATTCCCATCATTTGCAATTGACGCAAGCGAGATCGGAGTAACACCAGCAATAATGAAATTGTTGGATATGTTCAAAGGGTTCGACCCAAGATTTCGCTCTATGATATTGAAAGAGGCTTTTGATTTTAGTACGTTTGGAGTTCGTTTCATTGAGTCAGCAATTGTAGATCGAAAAACACTAAATAAATTGATGGATGAAGCGAGTGACAAGACAAAGAACCTAGACTCAATGAATGTGGAATTAGAGAAAAAACTAAGAGGAACAAAGACCGCATTAGGGAGGATAGGGGTTGCACTTGAATACGTGAATAAGACGTTGGGTGATGAAATGACCCCTCATATAAAAGAGTCTGTTCCTTGGATACAGGAATTCTCTCGTTCGACTGGTAGATTCATAAAACAATATTCTGGTGTTATCAAAATAGCATTGGGGTTTACTGCACTTTCTGTAGCAATTGTTGCAGTAAAATTTGCATTTGGAATGTTCGCAACAGCAGGGGCAACAGTCCTCACATTGTTGACAGCGATGAAGATTGGTGCTCTTGCTGTTGTAATAAAATTTGCTGGAATAGCATTGCTAATCGCAGGGTCTATTTATGCCATAGGATCGGGAGTAGATTACTTATATAAGAATATAACATCTAGGGATGTAGAAGTATTTTTCATAACATTGTGGGAATGGATAAAGGAATTATCTGGATACAATTTAGCAAGTCTTGGTTTTGGACTGTTAATGGCAGAACTTGATCCAAAAATAGAGGGGGCAAAGCAAGCAGTAAGAAATTTCTGGACTTGGTTAACAACAGGATCACAAAATTTTGTTATAGGAACCATATTGTCAATCAAGAGTATTGAGAAGGAACTTGATCTTGTTTATAAACTGGTACAAGCAACTTGGAACTTGATAAAACAAGTTGTTAGTGAAAAATTAAAAATGTGGTTTTCTATTGGTTTTGATGCAGAAAAAGAAGCAAGTAAAACAAACAAGATGACAGAGTTTTTTTGGGAACAGTTCAATAAATTATTCAATAGAGATGAATCAGTTTCAAGCATGAACATGCGATCTCAAATCTATTTGAATGGTGAGATTGGAGTGAAAGCAGAAGGTGGTGCAAGGGCAGGATGGAATGTTTTTGATGCAACTTCTCCTTCAGGAAGTGTTGGTCTTAATATGGCTGGAGTCGCATAATGGCAAGCAGAACTGAGCAATTATTTGAAGCATCGTTTGATAATGTTGATTTTCTTGTTCCATCAGAGTCAGCAAAACGTGGACAGAAAGTTGCAGTCCATGAATATCCAAATTCAGACAAAAGGTTTGCGGAACCACTCGGAAAGATTCCTCCTATAATAGAATTAACCGCAATCGTTCATGGATCAGATTTTGCTCAAAGAAGACTGGATTTAGAGAATGCTCTTGAAAAGACTGGAATAAAAGTATTGATCCATCCAGTTTACGGGAGTCTTGATGTTCAAGTTGGTGAATTTTCTTCAAGCTCATCTCAGAGAGAAGTTGGAAAGATAACTTTTAACATTACATTTTATGTTTCTGATTCTGAGATATTACCAACTAAGATTGCAACAGTTATCAGTGCCGATGATGCAAGGGAAGCAATCAACAATAAATTAGAGAGTTCATATGTTGATCCACTGGACGCTGATGCATTGCTCAGTGTGTCAGATGTAGCATTAGATTTTTTAGATAAAATTCTTGACTCTCAACAAGAAGTATTCCAAGAGCTTGACTCCACAACATCGGAATTGAATCAGACAATAAACAGCGCAAGGAACAATATTTATAAGGTGATGCAAACTGCTTCTGGAATGAGAAATATGATTGAAAATACAATCAATACTTTTCTCCAATTGAAAGAAGACCCATCCACCTTAGCATTAGCTTGGAAGAACTTAACAAGTTTTGGAACCTACGGAGAAAAAACAGGTAGCGCACAGTTCTATGATGGTGGTGTTGTTGTAGATGATTCAGGAAGAGAGTTGGAAGGAAGACCATTGCCTCCAGGTCCAACAGATACTGTCCCAAGAGAAGATAAGGCGAACAATAAAGATGTTGTATCAGACGCAACTAGATTGACAGGATTCTCCAGCTATATGGAATCCGTTGGGAATACGACTTTTGAAAGTGAAAGTGATCTACAGGATTCTCTCGATTTCATTGACGACAGAATCAAGAAACTAGTTGTTGAGAATGAGACTACAGATGGGATCGTGTCAATTGCGAATGATCCTGATGTGAGAAGAGAGCTTTTGGCTTTGCGGGTTGCAACCAAAGAAGCGTTGAATACACAGCGATCCAATGTCTGGAGTGTTGTTGAGAAGAATCAGGGGAAAACCACAATGTCGATATTTGCTCACAGGAATTATGGTGATCTTGAAACTCTTGATACATTGATTGGACTCAATCCTGAAGTGAATGTTGCAAACTTCAATGAAACAATCAATGCGGTTTCTGAATGACTTTGAGTATCAAAGTAAACAATCAGGTATACGAATCCTTCACCCAAGCCCAAGCGGATCGTGATATTGAAAAAGTTGCGAGTTCATTCTCCTTCACCGCAACCTCATCAAAAAACAAACAAATACCAATAACTGCAGGTGATTTTGTCGAAGTTCTTGCAGATGGAAATACGATCATCACAGGGTATGTTGATGAGTATTCTGTAAGCTACGATAGCAAAGAACATGTCATAAACATTAAAGGTCGAAGTAAGACATCAGACATTGTTGATTCGACAATGCTTGGAATCAAACAAATCAATAAAATTCCATTAAAAAAACTTTGTGAGGATGTCTTAAAAGATTTGTATGATGGGGTTGTAGGAAAATATAAAGTCAACGTGAACTCCAATACAGATGAAGAAGGCAATGCTCTTGGTATTTACACCGCAGGGACCGGGACAACTGTATTCAATTTTTTAGAAGAAAATGCAAGAAGTGTTGGAATCTTACTGTCGGATGACGAAAAAGGAAATCTCCTATTGAACAGGCCAGGACAAGAAAAATCATCAATTGTTTTGAAGAATAAAGTTGGAGGAGATGACAACAACATTAAGAGAGCAGTTCGAGTATCCAACATTTCAAATTTATTCTATGAATACACTGCAAACTCAATGAATGTTCTCTATAAAGCAAAAGAATCCGACAACATAAAAAAAGAAGATTCAACCACAGTGAGTTTAAGAGGGACTTATTTTGATGACGAGATTCGCAAAACAAAAAAACTAGAATTTCTCACAGAAATATCAACACAGAAGTACACGTTGAAAGAACGAGCAAGATGGGAGAGAGATATACGGAAAGCAAGAGGTCTTGTTTATCGTGCTGTTCTCGCTGGTCATAGTCAGGATGGGACTCTACTAAAAGAGAACCTACTTTACGATATTGAAGACGATTTTGCAGGGATTAAGAGGGAATGTATTTGCAAAAGAGTAATTTACAGGTACAATCTTGATGTAGGATCAGAAACAGAAATGTTTTTCACATCTGCAAAAGCCTATTCATTAGAAGCAGTAAAAGATATTTTTGTGGAGGGTGAATCCTATCGAGTAGAAGATAAGTTTGATTAAGATTGATGAGGAAAACAAGATATGATGACAAGACTGATGAATATGATACGAGGAGCATATTTGAGTCTAGTCAGTGATGATTCAGAACCATATCCTTTTGCTCAAGCAACTCTGAGTGGATATGCAGCAGACTTCACAAGACTATCTGTTTATGGAGTTTGTTCAAATCCTCCTAAAGACTCTTACGTTTTACTTCTCAATGCTCAGGGTCAAGCTTCTCTCAAATATGGGATTGTCAATGACTTCCTGAATCGAAAAAAAGATTTGAAAGAGGGTGAAGTCGCATTAGTCAATACGAAGACTGGCTCTTACATTTGGATCAAAGAAGATGGGAACTTAGAACTTCTTGGAGAGGGAGACTTTGCGGTTCGGTATCTTGAATTGGAAACCGCATTCAATCAACTCCAATCAGATCATGATGCATTGGTTACAGCATTCAACACCCACACGCACACAACCACTGCAACCATAGGAGCAAGTGCTGTTCCTGGGGTCATTGCTCCAGTGACTGCACCAGAATTGCCGTCTACTGCTGACATCACTCCAGCAAAAATAGAAGAGATAGAGGTTCCTGCATAATGGCACTTGATATTAAGTTGAATTATGAAACTGAATTTGGCAGTTCTGCATATAAGTTTGGGATTGTCAATGGAGACATTGAGAGTGAAGATGGTTTGGATTCTGCAATTTATATCTCTCTGCTTTCCGACCAAAGAGCATCAGCCGATCAGATAAGTGAACCATCCAACAGAAGAGGTTGGCTTGGAGACTTGGCAACACCAGTTGATGGAAGACTGAATGGAAGTCTACTATGGCTTGTCGATCAAGCAAGGTTGAATCAAGACACTCTAAACAGATCAATCAATTATGCTCAACTTGCTCTCAATTGGATGGTTGAAGACTCAATTGCAAAATCGGTAACAGTTACTGGGTCAATCATTCCAAGAACTGGAATCCAATTGGTAATCAACATTGTTCCTGTTGTTGGAGAAACAACAAATCATTATGTGAATCTTTGGGAGTTAACAGGCAATGCCACTTGATTTACCATCATTTGAAACAATTGTAAAAAGAATCCGAGCAGATGTTCAGGGATACCTGCCAGAGTTGGACCCGACCATCTTTGGATCAATCATACGAGCAATCACTGATTCAAATGCGGGAAGGCATTATGACAATACTCTTTCCATTGCACAACTTGAGAAAGAATTATTCCCAGGATCAGAAACAAGTCGAGAGTCTTTGGAAAGATGGGCAACCTACGAAGGGTTGACTCCATTTGTTGCAACAGTCTCCACAGGAAATGCAGTGTTCACAGGAACAGTTGGTTCTTCCATTACTGCAACAACACAATTCACATCTGACGATGGGAATTCTTACACTGTGGATACAACCACAGCAATTGTAGCAAACTCCGCATCCATAACGAACCTAGAATACTCTGGTTTGACTGCCACTGCAACTACAGCATCCGCACATGGCCTAGCATCAAATATTGATGTAACAATCTCTGGTGCAACTGAGACGAATTACAACGGTGTCTATACGATCACAGTCCTGACCTCCACAACATTCTCTTACGAATTATCAATAGCCCCATCAGCAAGTCCTGCAACTGGAACCCCATCTTTTACAGTTGATATGGCATCCGTTCCACTGACATCAGAAGGATTTGGAACAGAGCAGAACTTAGACTCTGGAGCAAAACTGACAGTAGTTGCAACAATCTCCGGAGTAGACAGCATTGGTTATGCGGATGTTTTAGGATTCACAGGAGGACGAGATGTTGAGACAAATGAAAACCTCTTGAATCGAGTCCTCCAAAGTCGATCTCAACCTGTTGCAAATTTCAATATTGCTGCAATTACAAAAAAGGCATTGGAGATTTCAGGAGTTACCCGGGTAAAAGTAAATCCAATCACACCAGCAGTTGGAGAGGTAACAGTTCTGTTTGTTCGTGATGACGATGATGACATCATCCCCTCTGCAGGAGAGATTACAGAAGTTAAGGATAACATTCTCACAATTCTTCCTGCAACAAGTGATAGTGCAGATGTTCATGTGAATGATCCACTTACCGAAGTTTCAACCAATTACACATTCTCATCAATCAGTCCTGACACGACAACAATGAGAACAGCAATTGAGAATAATCTCTCAGCATTCTACGAAGACGAAGTTGATTTTGAGACACCAATAACGTCAGACAAATATCGGAGAGCAATTGCTGGAACCATTGATCCTGATACTGGAGACTCCCTTGTTTCATTTGGTTTATCGACACCAACAACGACGATCACAATTACGTCAAATGAAATTGGAACACTTGGAACTGTAACTTTTTAACGAGGAAAAAATGCGATTACTTCGAGATGCAACAACAGATGGAGATGGTGATATAATTAATTTATCCAGAGCCATTAGAAAACCTGCTACGTTACACATTGTAGGGACTTGGGATGGTGCTTCTGTTGCAATTACAGGGTCTATTGACGAAGGAGTTACATTTTTAGCACCTCGTGATTCTGTATCTATATTCACCACAGACACTCTCATCAATTTGGATATGGGGGCTGGAAAAATTAAAGCGACCATATCTAATGCTGGTGGTTCTACTGATTTGAATGCTTACTTGTCTTATTGAAAAGGTATAAATGAAATTAGGATTTGATAACCAAGATTTTTTGACAAGTGTTGCATTAGGCGCAGTTCCTGGTAATTCCATTATGAACGCATTAGGAGAGCGTGAAACTATGGGAACCACTGCAACTGGGGAAGATATTTCAAGAATGAATGAGCTTTCTCCAGCACCAACGAGCACAACGTCTATTCCGATACCTTCTAGTTCAGGCGAGCAAATGACGTTTGTTTCAGAAGATGCAGCAGATAACGGAACAACAGCAACTGGTGTGTTGACTCTTAGGATGCACTATATAGAAGCTACAAATGGAACAGAACAAACAGAAGATATTACAATGAACGGAACCACAGCAGTTGATACCGTTGCAACTAATATCATGTTTGTTAATGATATTTATACTCTGACAGTTGGTTCTAATGGGGTAGCAGAAGGGCACATCAAAGTTTATAAAAAAGGGACTGCTGGTTTGGTTTACAATATGATTGCAGCAGGTGGAAACAAGTCTCTTATTCCTAATCGAATGGTTCCATCAGGAAAAAAATTAATCCTCAAAGGTTGGCACTGTTCAGAGGCAAAAGGTAAACGGGTTGCCTTTAGAATACGATCAACAGATATGAATGGCACACTGATTCCTGGTGTATTTTGTTTTAAGGATGTCGAATATATTAATAAAGAGTCAACAGGCGAACTTACATTAAATGTATGTGTTCCTGCTCTGTCTATTGTTAAAGTGTCAGGTTGGCCTGATACAAGTGACGCAGAAGGATCGTGTGGATGGTGGGGATTATTGAAAGACGCTTGATTTATTTTATATGAAATAACACCAAACAATCTTACTAATGACTGATTTATTCAATCCTGTTTCACTTGAAGATCAATATCAATATCTGGTATCTCATCTACCGCAAGGGAAGATGTGGTCTAATGCCTTTAGACCTTACGATGATGAGCACATTGATTATACAGGACTCTTCATTCTTGGTGATGCGACACAAGGGGTTTTGGGATCAGAATATGTATTGGGATCACCAACCATAATTGAAAACAACTTTGGAAAATTATTCTTTGCTCTTGCAGTTGAATTCTATCGGTTCCAAGTCTTAGAGAACAAAGCTTACAATGAGATGGACATCAATGTCACAGATGAGCTTTTGACAGATTGGGAAAAATCAGTTGGAATACCCGATTCATGTTTTTCAACTGATGTGACCGATACAGAAAGACGGAATCAAGTTTACCAAAAGTTTTCACGTTTTGGAGGAGTCCAAACTGCTGATGATATTGTTCGAGTTTCGTTGCTATTTGGTTTTACTGTTACCGCAGTACCAGGACCATCAGTACACACCATCACTGTGACAATCAGTGGAGGAACAGGACCAGCAACAACGTTCCCACTTCCATTCCCAATGCCATTTGGCGAAAGTTCTGATGATTTCTTAAAGTGCATACTTGACAAGTTGGTCCCTGCAAATGTTGAAGTGATAATTGATTAATGAAAGCTGTTAACCAAAAGATATAGGATTATTATGTCACATACAAATTTAACAAAATCCGATGGTCAGATACTAAGCGGAGCAGAGATCAATAAATGCCTTTCGGCAGATGCAACTGGGAACATGGGCTTTCCAGACACTGGGACCGTATCATTGCCAGGACTCTATCCAAACGGTGATACCAATACTGGGATGTGGAGTCCAGGAGCAGACATTCTTGCACTTGCCACAGGAGGATCAGAAAGAATCCGGTGGAGTTCGACAGGAACTGCAATAACAGGAGCACTCTCTTGCGGAGCACTGACTTCTACAGGTATTGACCTAGAAGTTTCGTCTGCTTCTGCTTCACCAAAAATGATTCTTCAAAACACAAGCACTGGTGATATAACATTACAATTATTGTTAACAGGAACACAAGGGTGGGCACTTGGTATTGACAATGACGATGGCGATAAATTCAAAATTTGTTCTAGTATCGGTGGGAATGTTGCAGATGACACAAGGTTAACTATTGATACTTCAGGCAACGTTGGGATTGGTACTACTAGTCCACAGCAAACGATAGACATTAAGGGCGCAATTGGGCTAACAGGTTCTACATCTGGAAATAGGAAAGTTTTTTCCATAAAATCCACATCAACAGAGGTGTTTCATCATATCCCTAACACAACTGGAGGGGCAATACTTTGGCGATTGGATGATGATTCGGCTAATCTTGGTGCTCTTACAAAAGACGGAAATCTTGGGATTGGATCTACGGCTCCTGATGTTAAACTTATTCTTCAAAATAGTGACACAAGCGATTCAACTCTGCTAAAGCTGATTAATAATTCCTCAAATGGAAGTGCTAATCACACAGCACTAGAGTTTTGGGGAGATGAAGGCGCTGGCGCAGTTGGAACTTTGCTGGCGCAAGGCAGAATTTATGGTGAATATGACAGTTCGGATGCAACGTCAGCACATTTAGTATTAGGCTCAAAAAATAATTCAGGTGGGTATCATGATGAAGTGACAATTAGGCAAGGAAACGTTGGGATCAATGAAACAAGTCCAAGCACCCACAAACTCCATGTTGGAGGTGACTTAAAGATAGGAAAATCAACGGGAAATGGCGTTTCTGAGTTGATGTTCGATAATAGTAAATTTACGCTAGGTAATGGCTCAACAGTGACTGTTGATGTCGATAAGGCTGTGTTGCTTTCAATTACTTATTCTACTGGTGGGACTGAATTTTTTGGGGGTTTATTCCATGCTGAATATTATAGCGCAACAGTAACTGAAATATCAGACCCAAGTAGTAAATTTGAAGTAACTGATACAGGAACCTTATTTTCTGTATATAAAAGTGCTAGCTCGGGAACAGTGACTATCAAGAATCGAACAGGAAATTCTTGGTATGTCTCAATTCAGGTGTTCAAATTTCAAGGGATTTAATGATAAGGAGTAAAAATGGAAATACAAATAAAGAATTTTGAAGCAGGTGAAGAAGGAAAGAAACTGGTTGGACTGATTGTTACAATCAACAACAAGAAATTTCTGATAGATAAACAAATCCCTATCACCGCAAAGAAGACACCAGAGCAATATGTTCAGGAGGCAATTGAGGCATCTCAGCCTGAGATTGATGCTTGGGTTGCAGATAGTGCTTTAGTTGGAAAAGTATGGGATGCTGAATCAAAAACTTTCAAGGTTGAAGAACCAGTTGAAGAACCAGTTGAAGAGGAGTAGACTCAGATCGTCTGAGTCTTAATAAATGGGCAACATAACAATAAATTTGAGGAAAAAACATGAATTACACAATCAACTTTTCAAAAGAGCAACTCGAATTCTTATTCAACTTTTTGGCAAACACACCAGCAGCTTGGGCAAAGGTGAATCCTTTGATTGAAACCATCAAAGCACAAGTGGATCAACAGAACGAAGAGTTGGAAAAAGAAGAAGCAATAGAAGTAGAAGAATCAAAATAACAACCAATCCCACAAAGAGGCTAGAACATGAGAGACATTGGAACAAAAGTTGATGGGTCTACTACCTTATCTGCAGATGATTTCAACTCGATTCAATCTGAACTGAGACACATGGTCGAAAGCACAGGCCAAACCTTAGACCCTGCAGGTGGTCCTGACAGTCTTGGTCTGTACATGTTGGCTCAAGGGGTCGCAGATTATGCAAATGCTGGTGCAACGTATGTCGATTCTGGTACTGCAAACACTCATGTTCTAAACCTTGAAAGCGACCTAAGACCACCAACAAAATATACTGAAAACTTTACTGCAATCTTCAAAATAAATGTCACAAACACATCGGCAACGGTAACTGTAGACATTCATGGAATGGGAGTGATAAATATTGTAAAGCCAGGAGGTGTTTCTCTTGATATAGGAGATTTTATTGCTGGTCAATATGCAATCATTGTATACAACGACTCCACATCACAATTCGAGTTGGTTTACACACCTTCTACAAGTGTATTGAAAGGTGCTAGGAATGAAGGATTGGTTGTCAAGAACAATACATCGAATCCTCTTTATCAAGTGGATATTACCGCAGATTATTTGACGGTCTACAACGTTGATGGGGTGTCAGTCGTCCTAGATACAATCAGTTTAACTGCGGATATTGAAACAACTGGTGCAAATGGAAGAAGCGCAACCGAAGGAGCAGAAATAAATGCTTGGTATCATATTTGGGTGATCTTCGATGGAACAACCACTGCAAGTTATCTGACTCAATCAAGTGTCGAAGCAACTGTCCTTACAGACCTTCCATCAGGATACACTTATGCAAAGTACGTGGGGGCAGTCTATAATGATACAACCCCTGACTTTGTTGAATTTCATCAGGTTGGAAATTATGTCAATATAGCTAGGTCAGCAATAGTGTTAAATACATCCTCAACTGCGTGGCAACCTGCTGATTGTTCTGCTATTGTTCCAACAACTGCAACAATCATAAGAGCGCAAAACACAAGTACAACAGGTGTTTGGAATACTGCTATGTGGTGGTCTGCTGAATCTGACGGAAGTGGACCAACAACGGGACAGATTGCTACAGGAGAGAATTCAACTACGGCAAACTACGCATATCATATCTTTGAGGTTTCTGTAACAACACCTCAAATGTTTTATGGAAAGGTGGTTGCGGGATGGGGAATTCTTTATTGTGTTCTCGGTTGGCATTACAACAATATAGTATAAAAGGATGATATGAAGAGGGTTTGTATAAAAGATGATTCTGGAAAAGTACACACGATCTGTTTGAAAAAAGATGATTATGTTTTGCAGGAAAACGAGTCTATTGTTGATGAAAACGCAACATTGGATTCATTGCAAAGTGATGAGATCAAAAAAGAAATTGCATTGCAAGATTTGAGAGTGAAAAGGGACGAATTGCTTCGAGACTCCGACTTCTCTCAGTTGACTGATGTTGGCTTTGATGCCTCTTTGGTTTCAGATTGGAAAGACTACCGACAAGAATTGCGAGACTTACCAGAGAATACGGAAGACCCGTTTTCTGTTGTGTGGCCTACTGTCCCAAGTTGATCGGCCTTTATGGGGGGCAATTTTTAACCTTCCAAAAGGGGGATTTGCTATGGAAGAAAGATGTGAATTTTGTGTTCCTCTCGAAAAGCGAGTTTCAAAAATGGAATCACAACTTGAGCAAGTTCAAGACTTGAGACTCGATATGAGATCAAACAAAGAGTCTCTCAAATACATAAAAGACAGTATTGAATCCTTGCCTGAGGTATACAAAAGACTTAATGAGATTGAGAACAATCTATCAATGTTGGCAGGATCAAGGAAAGCGTATATCTTTGTTTTTGGTCTTGCAGTAACAATGATTACTGGTCTTTCTGGAACAATCTTACATTTGATTACAGGTTAAAATGAAGAATCTTGTTATTCTATTGATTGCGTATCTTGCTATTTCTTGTGCTCCAGACAACAAGCCGAAGAAAAAAGACCCTGTAGAAAGTTTTGAGATCACAGAGCAAACAGATCGGTACTTGAAGAGATTTGAAGTTGGATCAGAAAATTACGATCAATATAGCCTCCTTCTCCCAATAGAAAACGGAACTCATATCAAAAAAGGTGATGCACTCATTTTCAACTCAGTCGCACTTGCTTCGATGTGTATGCTTGAAGGATTCGATTCAGAAAGAGTTGTGTTATGGGATGCAGTTAAAGGATTGCAGAAGAACGGGACATTTATCAGACATCCCGAATCACAAGCAAAACTCAGCATATCAAAAGATCAGCTAACAGGTTTTTTCTATTTGGCAGCAATCGCAAAGTACACAGATTGTGATCCTGTTGTGGGAGACATGCCCGCCATATTGGCTAGCCTCAAACAATATGGAGTCTCCCATGACTGGGAAATGGCAACAGGCAAAACAGATAGATCAACAACATTGTGGTTGGATTTCCACATCCTAAAAGCCATATACGGTATGTATGATTTAGAGAATAGTGATTTTGACTTGAGTAGATCAATTCATTATGTCGAAGCGTCATCCATCGTTGCTCCACAACTGGCGTATATGGCCTACCTATGTAGATCAGGAGAAGACAAGTTGGCATGTGTTGATGGGAAGCCTGTTCCCGTATTTGGGAACCACCTCCTTGCACTAACCATTGCGATTTTTGCGGTAGACTCCCGAGTCTCAAAACATCCGCTATACAAAAAATCAAAGACAAATGAGTGGCTCAAGAATATCTCCGAAGTTGGTGATGAGTTTGGATACCGCAATTGGTTGTTCTTTTCCATGTATTCCTACTTCACTGGGAAGGGAAAAGGATACAAAAACAACATAGATGATTTTCTTGTAAACTGGTTTCCAGATCAAACTGGAGAAGAGAAAGATCATGCGGTTTTGGGATGGGGTTGTTCAGAATATATCTGGCAACGGGTTCCTCCAGAAACTTGTTCAGGATCACCAGTGTACTACACAGGAATTGATTTCTTACATTTGTACTCTTGGAGCCGGATGTAGTTTTGTACTCGGGGGATGAGAATACCAAATGGGAGAAGAAAAGCAGTTTCTTGATCTCCAAGCGAAATACTTGGAGAGCAAGGTGAAGGAAGTTAAAAAGAAAAAACACAACTCCTTCATCAAACGATGGATCAAAAAACATGCGTTAGAGGTTCGAGACTTCTATTCTTTCATAAAGAAAAACGAAGATTAATCCTCATTGTTTCGCCTCTTGTAATACACGTCAATATCTACACCAAAAAACTTTGTGTCATACATTTCAATAACAGTCGCTTCTTTGTATTCCGATGGAACTGTTGAAATTGATGACCAAAGCTTATTGATGAATGGAACCAGCTTTCTTGGAACATCCATTTCAAACCGATCCCGATACACTGTTACCTTTTCAAAATCATCTCCCATATGGAACTCCGGACCGCCTAAAGACCAAAGACACAAAGTCCCTTTTCCCATTTACATACTCATCAACATCATTACAAACTGGATCAAGTTCAAAAACAATCTCCCGTATTTCGTCTTCAATGCGTTTCAGTCGATCAATCGCACACTGGACACACCCCTCTATTTTACAAAATTCGATACACATATTCCCCTTTGATTGCTAAGATTTGTTGTTCAGCTAACCGCAATCATAATTGCCTCCGCACGATCAACGTCTTTCTTTCTCTTCAGTAATGGTATCAAATTTGGGTACATTTTCAAGACTGCTAACCTGGATGCGTCTTTTGGCATGTTTATAAGGCCAAAATGCTTTTTCCATTGGGAGGGCAACACCATTTTTGGCTCCAGGAACAGTCTAGAAATAGATACTGCAGTATAAAATGCTCCCATGAAACGTCCGGAACTCACAACACCCTGCTTTGGCATTGTGTGAACAATCTCAATGGTTATGGATTCCATCTCTTCTTTCTTTGCATCCAACATCTGATAAAGAGCAACCCCATCCACCATGCGAACATCACTCACAGACCAAGGCTGAATCATTGTTGGCATGTCTTCGACTTCAATTCTGTCATCATAAACGAATGCTATTGCTCCATTCAAGCCAGGGTCGATTCCTATTCGCATATTACTCCTCGATTTCTAGTTACTTTGATTTTCTCTCTAATAGTTTTGCACTCATATGGGTAAAAGACTCATTGCTCCTTTTCATACTCCTTGTGATCGTGTAATTCTCATTATATTCTTGACGAAGATCAAACCCCACCCGTTTATCCGATCTCCATTTACGATATACCAATCTTTGTTTTCTTTTCCTGTATCTGCAATCACCTTTCCAAAGAGATTGTAATCTTCTCTTTTGATCTTACACATGATCTCGCCACTGTCATCTTCAATGATGATATTCAGCCAAGTTGTGTTCCCTGTTTCGTACACACCATTTCTCTTTGTCAAAAATACATCCTCATTGGCATCACGTATCCTCTTACTTGTCATGCAACCAATGATCGTATAGTTGTCATCCTTCACTGTGTCTTTGATCTCTGTAACAGTTCTGAGAAGTCCATGTGAACCAGGATCAGTGTAGTAGTCACCATAGACTTGCTTTGCAGGATACAGATACTTGAATGGGCTTATTGGGTTGTCCATTTTTGATTGGAGTCCTTTTGTAAACGTGTATCCATCTTCTCGATACTTGACAATCTGATTTGCTTTCTGAGGACCAATCCCATCAATTGTCTTCAGTCCTCCATAAAGTTTTCCATTGCGGATTGACCAATCCTGAACAGACAACTCACGATCAAAGAAGCAATACTCAATTCCATCGTTCTCAACCGCATCTCTGAGAATTCTTACAGAAGATTGGTCATCCTTAGAATGATTGAGACATGCAACTGTAAACTCAAGTGGGTGATGAGCTTTCATGTAGGCGCAAAGGTATGAAATTATTGCATATGCTACAGAATGGCTACGGTTGAAAGAGTATTTTCCCATCGTATTCAAATGGTCCCAAACTTCTTTTGACTCTTCTTTTGAAAGACCATTTTCAACTGCACCTTCCTCAAATTTTGGGTACATTTTATCGAACAGTTCTGATCCAAGGGATTTACTCATGGCTTTCCTGATCTTTGATGTGTCTTCCCAGGAAAGTTTGCCCAATTCCCTAACGATCTTCATCACCTGCTCTTGATAGGTCACAACCCCACAAGTATTTTTCGTTGTCTCAACGATGATCGGATGGTCGTTTATGTATTGCTCCAATCCTTCTCCAGACCGTTGTCTTACATAAGTTTGTGCTCCTCCGGACCCAAGTGGTCCTGGCCTTCCAAGTGCGGTCAGTGCAGATATGTCTTCAATGTTTTCAATCAGCATCTGCTTTGCAAGACCATTGACTGCTGATCCTTCAAACTGGAATATTCCATTGTACCGTTGATTGTTAAAGACATCATAAGTTTTCCCATCATCAAGCGGAATCTCATAAAGCCATTTGTATGGTTTGTAAATTTGATCGCAGACATCCGCAAGGATTGTCAGAGTCCTCAGTCCAAGAGCATCAATCTTCAGGAGGTTTATCTTCTCAGCATCCTTCTTGTCGATCATTGCAATTCTCTTGTTCTCTCGACTGTTCACACCTGCATAGTCGGTGATCGGTTTGTTGCAGACAAGGATTCCCGCAGCATGTACTGATTGATGGAGTGAGTGCCCTTCAACCCTCTCTGTGACTCGCATTGATGGGTACTTCTCAATGAACTTCTTTCCAACTTCAGTCTCATTGAACGTGTCCTCAATGCAATTCTTTGCTCTCGCATCCCCATCGGAGTGTTCAACGATTGATTCTTTCAACTCCTCCAAGTCATCAAGTGGGATACTAAGAGCTTTTGCAAAGCGATTGATTGCAGACTTTGGTTTCAATCTGTTTATATTCCCAATCTGTGCAACATGCTTTGATCCATACTTGTTTTCAAGATAGCGGATTGCTAAATGTCTCTTGTCATCTTGGAAGTCAATATCAATGTCCGGCAAATCTCCAAATCTATTTATATCTATAAAACGCTCGAAATAAAGCCCATATTTGATTGGATCAACTTCGGTGATCCCCATGAGATAACAAACTAGACTACCACCTGAACTCCCTCTGCCATGACCTACGCTCATGTGTTTCTTCGCATGCCGGATCAAGTCTGCAACCACCAGGAAATAATCTGAATACTCTTTTTCAACAATGAGCTTGATCTCTCTTTTGTACCGATCCGCATACTCTCCGGAGTCAATATTGAGTCCTCGGAGTCTTGCACCATCTTGACACCATTTGTAAATGTCATCCCTTCCAGTGTACTTGACCATTGGAGCAGTTGGCAATTCAGCATTACAAGAGTCTGCAACTGCATCCAGGTTGCGGAGTGCTTCGCCATACCTTGGGAAGTCTGCAATCCATTCATTTCTTGTCAAGATGTGAATAGGATGAGACTTTCTTTCCAGTTGCCTCTCATCCGCAAAGGGTTCATAGACTGACAAATCATCAGCATCAGGATAAAAGTTGTCAACTGTTGCAATCAGAGATCGTTCATTTTTTTCTGAACGTTCAGAATAAGGAATGTGAGGCCCAACCTCTTGAAAAACTTTTCTAGTCAATAAATCCCATCTTGGTGCAACTCCACTCAAGACATAGACATCATCACTGAGCTTGTTCACCTGCTCATACGACACTCTTGGTCTGTAGTAGAACTGCTGATGTGCAACATCAGTCATCTGGTACAGCGTCTTGACTCCTTCTGTTGTTCTCGCAATAAACGTCATCGTGTTGTATGGCATCTTTCGCTCTTTCAACTCCAAATCATCAACGACATGGAGTCGAACACCATACACAGGTTTGATTCCAATACTCTCACATGCAGACTTCCATCGGACAAACCCAAAAGTATTCCCAACATCAGCAATCCCTCCATAATTTGCCATTGTTGAACACTTCTTTGCAAGTGAGTCCAAATGTCCATACGCATGTTTGAAAGAATATTCACTTCGCAGATTTAGCCAGCCCATCTTTCCCTTTCAACCATTTGTAAGACTTATACGTTGCAATCACATCGTTCTTTGCCCTGTGTGCCCCTTCAATCTTCTCACCTGTTGCCATTTCGTACAACTCGCCATTCTTCAAGCGGTACCCCTTCAAATGAAGAGATTGCTCAACTGTACAGAACTTGATTGGTGGATATGGGAAGTGGTACTGCTTTCCAAGTCTTCTCAACTCATTTATCAACATTCCTTCATCAAACGACAAATTGTGAGAAACAACCGTATGAGACTTGAAGAACACATTGACCACTTTTCGGTACACCTCCGCAAAGGTTGGAGCATTTGCAACATGCTCATCTCTTATTCCTGTAATCTTTGTTATCTTGTTTGGAATCGAAACTGGAGGTTTCACATAAGTCTCCAACTCATTTTGAATCTCACCATCTTCATCAACCTGACAAGCATAGATTTCTATGATGTGAGGCTGGACAGAAAGCGGATTCCCCTCTGATTTTAAGAGTCCAGTCGTTTCCAGGTCGAATACTGTTATCATTTTTCCCTTTAGTCATTTGTTATTTCTAGTTCCTCGCTAATCACCTCTGATTGACCATGCAATTCTGCAAATAATTCAACTTTTTTGCGAACATCTTTGTAAATTTTCTTATAAAACACCCCTTTTGACATTCCTATTGATAGTGCTCTCTCGACAATCTGCTCTGCTGAACTTATTGTCATTAATTGTTGTGTTGTTAACATCTCTCTCAAATTCTTATGTCTTCCTTCGACAATAAATAGAAGACTATTAAGCATTTTGGTAATATTGATATAATATGTTTCTGGTTTTTTACTTCCTTGTTCGGTGGAATACTCTACAAAATTCTTGATTACGTCAGTTGTTTGTTTTCTTACTATTTTTCCAGCATGACGAATTTCCTTGTAGGCATGATCCTCTTTATGTTCTCTTAGGGAGTTAAGCTCTATTCTGCATTTCTTGAATTGTAAAATTATAGATTTTTTGAATACCACTACTTTCTTACTATTTCTCAATAATGTTCCTAAAAATAGAAAATGATCTTCGTTTAGTAATTTTTCCTTTGCAGATCGACCACCAGTTGAACTCAACTTATTCGTTTTTAAAACGCCAAAGTCTAAAAAATCTTCTTCATAATCATTAATCGTTTGTAAAATGCTTTTGTGATCTCTATCCAACCCTTTTGCGATCAAAAAACTTCCTATCCTTGCTTCCCCATCATAGATCGAAACATCTTTCATAATAAAATCTCATTTATTGGTTATTGAAAAGTAACACAACAACCAATAATCCTTTTTACCACAATATCAAGACATAAATATTTAGTATGATCCCCGATCACTCTTAAAATTCGTGCATTTTGATCTCAGGATACCGACCACTTTCGTTCACCAGGATTCGATCCGGCTTATCGAGTGTGTGAACAACATCAAGAGATTGTTTCGTAGTATCAGGAGGAGAAACGGAGGACCGTCTCTTCCACCAATGATGTGCTTTCGCAGTTGCATATCCGCCATGTTCTATGCAGATGTACTCTTTGAAAATGCGAAGACCGCAAAGATAATCGACTCTGAGCATCGTAATGTTCTTTGCACCAGTGTACGGATAGTATTCAACGTCCTCCACTTCGTGCCAGTTTTCCATCGAAATCACATCAGCATCACTTGTACCCAATGTCAGATGGTGCTGAAACTGAAAATTTGCTCCACAGGAAGGACAGATGCGAACCGCAATGTGAACAAGCTCACAGCATTGATCGCATTCTTTCATGATTGGCTCCCCACCACCTTTCCCATTGTTTGTTTTGATTGTTGGAGCATCAATAGGCCCATTTCTCATTAGGTTTCCGGCATAGTCCAGCACCAAACAATCTTCCTTTCCTTCAGCAATTCTCATCCCTCTTCCGATGATTTGCACATGTAGGACCGGACTTGCAGTAGGTCTTAGGAGTACAATCATATCAACTTCTGGAATATCGAGTCCAGTTGTGAGCATTGCAACCGAAACAACTGCTTGATATTCACCTGCTCTGAACTTATCCAAAACGAAGTCCCGAGATGTCTTCAGTTTTGAATGGAGAACTGCAGTTTTGATTCCCATCTCATTCAGTGTTTCTGCAATGTGTTCGCAGTGTTCAATATCAATCGCATAAACGAGCCATTTCTTGCGGAGGTTCTTGTATCCAATGAGTTCAGAAACGATCTCTTGTGTTATGGATTTGCGGTCAAATGCCATTGACAACTCTTTTACAATGAAGTCTCCAGACTGTTTTTTGATCTGACTTGCATCCAGAGTTGTAGATGGTTTCTTACTTGTTACTTGGCAAAGCCTTCCTAGCTCTTGGAGCTTACTCAATTTGATTGTGTACACAATGTCATCAAAGAACGCATCATCCCCAAGATGTAGGTATCCGGTTCCAAGTCGGTATGGTGTTGCAGTAAACCCGACAACTTTCTTCTTCACTGCATTGAAAAATGTCCTGTACCGACTTGTTTTCTTGTAGGACACAGTATGAGCTTCATCAAGCAGAATGATGTCAAAATGCTTAAAATCATCCGCCTTGTTGTAGCAAGATTGGATTCCTGCAACGGTTACTTCTTCGATCTCTCGACTCTTCAATCCTGATGAGTACAACCCGACATCGAAAGGCATTCCTTCAGTTTGCTGAACAATTGCATCATAGTTCTGCTGAAGGATCGAAGCATCATGAGCAAGAACCAAGATGTGCTGTTCAGGCCAATTTCTTTTTATGATCCTGCAAAGTTCTGAAATAATGACGCTTTTTCCAGAACCAGTGGGAGCAACAACAAGCGGATTCCCCTTCCCACCGTTTTGGAAGTATCGGAATACCGCATCAATAGCATCTTGCTGATAGTCGTATGGTTTTTTAATCATAGTAGGGACTCCAAAAAGTCGTGATCTCTGCATCCACGTTTTTGATGCTCAAATGCAATATCAACATAGTATTTTGAACACTTCCATTTGCCTTCATCGTGTATGTCACAATGAGTGCAAGTTCGGCAGTTCTTTGATGGTTCTTCTCCAAAGTGGCAGATGTCATAGAACGGACACCATTTGCATTCGTACCATGTTGGCCCTGCAATCTTCTCAGGAGGAACATCTGTTGATATGATGTCTACACCCCTTTGGATCAATTCTTTTGCCTTCTCAGTGTCACAGGGAACACGTTCGTAATACCTGGAGTCATCATTCTTATTGACCATGATGAACAGACATCTTTTTAGTTTCAGGAGGTACATGTAACAAACCACCTGAGCATAATAAATTGGTTTGGATTTTTTCAATCCGTCTTTTCGCATTGCTTTGTAGCTTTTTTCGTTTGCAGTTTTGAATTCGAGAAGGTGCGTCGTCTTAGGTGCATCTGGAACTTTATCTGCAAGACCATCAATGTGACCTTTGATATGACCATTCCCAGCAGAACAACCTTTTTGGTCTGAGTGTACTTCGATCCCAATCCTTTCAAGGTCTTCGATAATAATCGGTTCTTCTTTGTGTCCTCTTGAGAACAATCGTTTTTGTCTTTGGTTGATTTTTTCATTTCCACATAACCTGAATCTGTACCATAGTTTTCTTGGGCATGAATCGCCAATTGAAGAGATTCCCAAATACGATCTCACTTCTGGCTCAACGGGTGCGTCTTCAATTAATTTTTCTGTTTTCGTCCTTATGTCTGCTGGAAGTGCTACCATAATAAAACCTCAAAGAAAAAGGGGGCAAAGCCCCCATAGGATTAAACTGATTCCTTATGCCCAAGGAACACTTGAAGGATCAACATCAGCAGGTGCTGACTGACCGGATGAGACTGGAGGAGCAGAAACCACACTCCCTTTCAACTGAGAGTAACTGGTTGGCTTATTGGCTGCAGGATAATCACCCTTCGCAGGTTTGATACCAACACCCAAAATGAATGGGACCATGTGAAGTTCCTGCGTGTCCTGGATCACAGGTTTCCCAGTTGCACGACAGATACTTGAAAGCTCTTTCTGAGCAATCTCAACTGCCTGTGGATTGGGATTCACAATGTTCAGATTCGCCCAAATCTTGCGACCATTGAACTCGCCCCCCATGACTTCAAACTCAAATTTGATATACTTCCCATTTCCGGCCCGAGTATCCTTGATGTCAGAAGAGATGATTTGAGCAGTGTACTTGCCTGTAGGAATTGGCTCAAAGTTTCCCATGTCTTTGTGTTGGTTGCTGTCGAATGCTTGATCTAGTTGTGCCATAAGATTGCCTCATAGTTTTTTTGGTTTTAAGAATGGCTCAAATGAGCCGATTGAAAAGAATCCTGCTGATTATTCAGCAAGCAATTCTTTTGAAATTTTTTGCTCTGAACTTTTTGCTTCCGATTTTTTATCTTCCGCTTTGGGTTCAGCCTTCTTTTTCTTCTTTTCAGGTTTTGATTCCTCAATCCCTAATGCCTTGTTGAAAAGCTTTCCAAGATGCGGTTCTTCAACGTTGTCGAGCATCCCACCCCGAGCTTTTGCTACATACTGAATGTCACCTTCAGTCTGGAGGTATCGGTACTTGACACCTTCTTCTGTGACACCAATGCGGATTGCCAAACAGAAGTCGAACAGATAAGGAAGGTTTTGACCCAACTGTTGACCAGGCATTGATGGTCCAAATGATGTGATGCCTGTGAAGTCATCAGTCATTCGTTTCATCTTTGCAGTGAAGTAAACGTTTCGATCACTCAAGTCCCGAAACTTTTTAATCATTGGAAGAAGTTTATCAGCATATGCCCCGTAGGCTTGTCGAGGATCACGACCTGCGTTCAATTTCTCTTCTCCAAGGATTGTTTCAGCAATGTCTGTAATCGAGTCCAGACAGACTGTTTTGAAGTCTTTTGCATGTTCACTTCCAACTATGAAGTGGTATGCTTCTTCCAAATCTTGAAAGGAAGAAATTTCGATCACAGGAATTTTGACATTTTTCAAAGTCAACAGACCCTTTTCTGCTGAGATAATCACTGGACTTGGAGCAGTCTGACACAACCATGTCTTTCCTACTCCAGATTCCCCATATGCGAGAGCTTTCACACAGTTTATGCTCTCACTTGTTGTTGTTAGTTTTATTGCCATTATATCTCCTCCTTGTCATGTCTAGCCCACCGAGCATACTCCTCGTCTTTTTCCTCTTGACTAAACGGGTTTGTAATCATCACCCAAGTTTGTAAGTGATTGTCAATAATCATTTTGACTCTCTTGACAACCAAGTGTTTGTCAATGCGATTGTCAATTTTACCTTGCCTCATTGCATGAACTAAATTTTGCGGAGACTCATGAAACAGAATCATGGATTCTCCATCATCAAGGGATCGAGTCTTTGCAACAAGCCCTCTCGCTTTGATACGAGTCTTTTTTCTTTCTCTTTCTGTTTTTTGTTTTATCAACCTCCTTCGTCTTATCTCCGCCTTCTCTTCCTCTGTTCTGAGTACTCTTGGTTTTGGAGTCCAAATATCTCCCATATTGCCTCATTTGAGTTCTTTGATTGCCAGTGTTGGAGTCCCAGGAGTCTCAACAACGACTGTGTGAAAAATTGAATCTTCAGGCAATGTTTTGTATTCTTTAGCCCGAACTTCGTACTTGTAGCGTATGCACTTTCTCTCTTCTGGAGAAAGTCTTGAATAAACATGAGTCAATGCGGATTCATCAATCTTCATGTTTGTTTTTGCAGTTGCAACGACATCGACTCCAAAGTCTTTGTTGTGAACCACACCTTTTTTCTTGTCTTCCAAGATTGAATTGCAAATGATTGTTCGCAAATCCATCTCAACCTGCTTTGCTTCAGCAAGAACATCTTTTGCTTTTTGCCAGTTGTCTATTGTCTCTTGTGTCAACATTTTGTAGCCTCAAAAAAATGTCAAAAGAATAAGACCAAAAAACATGAAAAGTGAAAAAGCAATTTCAAAGAATCGTCTATAATCAGTATCAGTGCTTTTGATCTTTTGGGTTTGTTTAGGTTTGTTTTGTGTTGATGTATAAAGTTATAGTTACATCCAACATTATTGTCAAACCTTTTTTTAGATTATTTTTAGTTTATTGATTTGTTAGCCTTAACATGTAGGATGCAATCATCACTAATATAGTACAACATCTCCCCATCATCCGACCTATAGCCTGACCCTGAGCCATATCCGTTATCCATCACAGGACAAGTACAACCCTCCTTAATTGCTTCCCTACTACCAGGATTAAGAATCATTTTTCCTCACATGTAATTGGTGCTAAACGAAAACAATCTAGTCTCTTCAGAGCATTTAGGACAATTGGTATATGCTGTCATGTCTGGATCATACAAACTACTAACACCAGACTTGCACCGAACATCCTCTTCCTCATATGAAAATATGATCGTACAACTCCGACAAACAGTCACATTTTTATTGAGTATCTTTTTCATCCTCCTCCTTTTGTATGATGTGGAGTTCTTCCTCCATGACACTATCATACCCGACATTGCCTGATGATTTAATGACCAGCTTGAGATTGCCATTTTCATCATTGAAGATAGTCTCACCATTTTGGCAGAATCTAATACGCTCAACTCCTTCCTGTTTAGGGGGCGTTTCTTCATCATGCTCAATAGTCTCAATCATTCTTCCTCCTCATCTGGGTTGTGGTCTTCTTTCTTCTACTAAAAAACGGAGCAACTCTACCAGAATCAAGAATAAATGATGTATTCCTGTACATTTTGTCATGTGTATATGTTACAATTCCAAACGTCTTTTGCTCATCACTCCATCTGCGATTTCTATTTATCATCATTTTAATCCCTCTTCTGCAAAAAAATATTAATATTTAATTTTTAGAATACGCTTTGCTTCAGTTTCTATGAACTCACACAAAGGCATATATATGTTTTTGTCTTTATAAACCGTACGCAAATCGTCCAGGGGTCTAAGACTACACCATTGCATCGTCAACTTTTACTGCGATTTGACCACGACTAGTGAACTCTGATTTTGGATTCAAAACATCTTCACAAGTTCTATAAAGCCACTCGAAATTTAATCCTTCTCGTTTTGCACTTATTGATGCGCGTTGGATTTCTTTCAGTGTTTCTTCCAGTTCTTCATAGGTTGCTTTCATTTTATTCTCCTTTCTCCTTATTTAACGCTCGTTTGTAAAGAACCATTTTTCAACCTGTTTTCCCAATTTCGATGCCAATCAATTTCAATTCCTCAATATTCATCCTTCCTCATCATGCTTGACGTTACAACCAAGAGTGCCATACTCACAGACTCTTGATGAAGTGATCTTGATATGACAATCACCCTGATCTTTACCTTCCAAACACTCAACAAAAGCGTCTACTTCTTTTTTAATTTCCTCAAGTTCTTCAGTGCTCCATCTGGAGGTCACTTCAAAATGAATGCGTTTAACTTCTTCAATCTTCATTTTTCCTCCACATTAAAGTTTGTAACATACTCTCGCTGATCTCGACCAACAGCATCTGTAAGACCATCCAACAAAGAGACGACCATTCTTGCAAATATAACGCTTTGATCCTCTTTTTTTGGATACTCTTTTGCGTGTTCCCGACAAAGGGTTTGGTCAAATTTCAATAAAGCTCCATCTGTAGAAACCTTCATCCAATATTCGTCTTCTTTCATTCTTCCTCCTCATGTCTCACATTACAACCAAGCGTTCCTTTCTCACAAACTCGACTTGATATAATACTACATCTGCAATCCTCTATGCTCCATGTCTCAACGAAAGCATCTGCATCGTTAGTAATCTCTTCCAACTCCTCAGCATTCCAATATTCATCGTTAAGTTCCTTCTCAGAGTCCAAATGTTCTCCCAATGAAATCTCCCTGTCACAATTAGGACAATTCACTGGGCACTCCAAAAACCACTCCATTTCAGTTGAACATACTGGACACTTTGAAAAACGTATTCCCATCTACTCCTCCAACCCAACATTGATACAATCAATCTCCTCTTGTGTTGTTTCTCTAACACCAGAACGAAGATCATTTTCAATAGACTCAACAATTGCATCCATATCAACCACATTCTCAGGTTGATTTTCTAGCACCAACTCATCCCAATTAGGACAAGGACCGCAAAGGACTCCAGGTTCCTCCTTCCTATCAAACTCCAAAAACTCAGAATCATTGGAGCTTACAAAATTATAAACTAGATTTCCATCAATGCGAACTTCGCTCTCTGAGCTTGCGACAATCACCTTACACGTATCAAAGCCATCAACAGAAACACTTTGTGATGTGTTCAATGGAAACCGATGAAGAAGGATTTGAATAAACTGATTTGTAACATCCCTTTTCTCTTCTCCATTGTTCACAAAAATCTTACCAGTCCTTGGCTCATATGCTAAATTAATCCCACTCATCATTCTCCTCAAACCACTCCTTGTGTTTTCGTTTCATCCCCTGGAAAACAAGATACTCGACCAACATCAATGCAATGATCTCACAAAAAGCAATAGCAAGTATATCCATCATCCCCTACCTCTATTCGATTGTTAACAATTGAACGGGCTAACCTTCCTACCCTTTGTCTTTCCAATGACAACTCTGTTTTTCCAAAAATCCATCATAATTCTGTTTGCCATTGCATAAGCACAAACAGCGTGAAAATAAGCACCACCGCTAACAACATGATAAATGATAATGGGGTCTTCCTCTTCTATTTCATGCCCACAAACGAAACATTTTTCATCATCAATAGGGACAACCGGATCACCATCGTAAGAGCCGTCTTTCCTCTCTGGACTTCTTGCCACCCCAACATTCTTATAAAAAGACATAATCTTCTCCAATTAATCATTCAAATTATCAAAACTCTCAGATAGCCACTTTGTGTAGTTCTTTGCCTTCTCCGCATCCCGTTTGCAGTCTTCGATGTACTCATGCTTATGCATCAATCTGCAGAGATACTTCAACGAGTTTCCAAGTAAATACCCCTGGTATTGCTCAGATGTAAGTTTTGCTTTTATGATGTCTAGTGTCTCAACACCACCTGCATCATAGTAATTTGATTGCTCATCTCTACTCATTTTTGCCTCCCATAAAATCAAGTAAGTTTTCAGCCAATGCCACCAAATTAACAACTTCTTCAATTCTCCTCCATGTGACCCCATAAACAAAAAAACAGTAGTCTGAGTACAATGCCTGGAGTTCGATTGGAATGATGTGATACCCAAGATTTTGAATCATACTCTGTAATTTTGAAACATCACTTGGATGGAACACTCTTCCGGACTTCCTATACTTGATGATTTCTATCGTCTTCATAAAACCCCTTTTCAACCCCCCTAACTGTTTTACTCATCAACTCGAATCACACGCCATTGTGCAACCGAGTACCCTTCTTCTCGGATCAACTTATACCCCCTCAGAATGAAATCTTTCATTCCCAAGATGAATCTCCCAAGCGTTTTGATATTCTGAACAGCTTTCTCGTTGAATGCATCTGTGATTGCATGTCGAAAATCATCTCCAGATGAATCAACTCCGATTGTTTTCAATCCAAGATTGTGCCCCTCAATCAATTTCATGATATCTTTCGTTTTGAATGGATTGTTCCCAAAAGTATTGTGCAACATCTCAAGCAATTCCCCTTTTGCGATTGCTTCATCATCAAGAAAATCGTTCCGATCAAAAACATCCAGTAGATCATGTCCGGAGACTTCAAGCAACGGAATCCGAACAAACTTATTCCACTCTTTGAATCGTGCGGATGAGTCGTATTTATCGTAATCAATATTCTTTCCTGCAGTCACAATGGAAAGGACTGCACTGATGATCCTTTTTCGATTCTCCATTGCCCATTGTCCAATATCTGTTCTGTTGAACTTCCGGAACTCTGGACGCTCCATTGATGGAACGATCCTGATCGGAAGAATCCGGGTTGCAAAGTCACCTTTGAAAACAATATTGTTCCCAGTGAACAACCATAGGACTCCGGAAGGAACCTCCTCAGTTTCGTTTGATCCAAGTTTTCTTCTGCTGTAGGTTCCAGATGTCATTGCCTTCGCAAGCTCATTCGACTGGATTGCAGCATCTTTTTTGATATTGTAAAAGAGAACACAACTGTGTCCTTCCCTCAAGATTGCGAGCAAATGTTTTCCGAGTTCTTCATCGTTATCACTCCAGCCTGTCGCAGCAACTGGTCTGTTGTACATTGAGTATGACAATAGTTGAGCCAAAGTCGTCTTTCCGGATGATGGCTTTGGAGAAACGATTGCAAATCCTGGCATCCCATTGTCACCAATGACATATGGCCTTTGGATTGCGGTCATGAACATTCCAACTGCTGCAGCCCTATCTAAGTCTGTTTGGAATGGGAACTCTGCAAGTACATTGTTTGCAAGATAATCATATGCTTCTTTTGGATCAGTAAGAGTGATTTTCAACTTCTTATGAAGGACCGCATAAAGACCCGTATTTGGATCATAACCACTCTTCTCAACAGGTTTCCAAGTGTCATCAATAAAAGGATGCTCAACGATTCCGGACAGTGGCTTCCACTTTGCTCCATACATCCTTGGGATCGCATTCAGGATTGAATCAGGACACACAATTTCACTTCCTTTTTCTGAAAGAAAAACACAGTCTTTCTCGGCCCTAGAACGAATCACACCAACTGGATGCGAAATATCATGGATGACAGGCATCTCAGGATAATCATTCATCATCTGGCCTTTCTTTGTGATCTGTCTGATCGTCTTTGGAGTCGAGTATTCGACAACAGAGATTGTGTTCCCAAGTCGGTACACTTCCGGCTTTTTCTTAGACTCAGCCATAATCTTGCAAATTTGCTCAGTTGCAGCACCATATCCAGAATTTGAAATTTCTACTTCGTAAATGTCCTGAGCTTTACGCTCCTCAGTCTTTTTTTTACGAGCAAGGTCTGCAAGCTCATCTTCCTTTTCCATCTTCGCAAGTTTGACATCTTCGCTGATTGCTCTTGTTCCGAATCCAGTCTTTTGCTCAATGGCCCGCACCAATTGCTTCAGTTCGACTCCATGAAACCCAACAAGTCTTTTTGCAAATCCGCTTGTGACTTCGATGATATTTGATGTGTCAATCCAATCAACCACTTCTTCAAAACTTGGCTTCCCAACAATGTCTACCGCAGACTCGACTGCTCTTGGGATGTCATCAAAGCGATTCTGCCAGTCATTGAGCCGATCTTCGTCATTCTCAATGTCTTTCTTTGCAACGAGCATAAACTCCTCAATGAGAGCTTTCACATCGTTCTTTGGAAGTCCTTTGTTCACAAGTGAGAGTGCTGTACTCCGTATTTGATCGTGAAAGTTTTCACTACTCATGATCTTGCGAATCGAATCCGACATCGAATAAGTTTCTTGAACAGGTTGGTCCAAGTCCAGTCGAGTTAAGTTGCCAGCACTCTTGTTCAGAGGACCACTCTTGTAATCAATGTTTGGATACCAATTCAGAAACTCATTTCCAACGTCATAGAACCCAACAAATTCATCATCATCAATTGGGTCACTACTCCCCAGGAAATTATTGTCATCAAGGCAAATCCTTTTCATTGTGTAGATCGGCTGAGCACTCTTGTATACGGATGGATCAAGATACTCTGTTCCATTTGGTTTCCAATCTTTTGCCCACTTCATCATAACCGTATTGTGAATCGTATGCTTCAGTCGGAAGAAAATATGAGCTTTCAACTTCTTTTCCTTTGTCAATCCTGCAGATGATGAGAATTGATATACGAAATTCACTTTGGAAAACTCATCAGGAAGTTCTTCTTTGATGAATTTTCTAATCATTTCCAAGCCACCATGATTTGGATACTCATCTGACTCTTCAAAAGAGTATTTATCGACATCAATACAAAACCACTCAAGATTCTTATCTTTGATTGTTGGTGGTTCCCCTTGCCGACCTTCTCGACTCCTCCGCAACATCTTTGACAGGTCAACCCCTTCAATGAAATCACCATGAATCATAAAAACAGGCTTGTTGAGAACAGCTTTCAGAATCTTTGACAAGTCTTCCAGGTCATCACACTCTTGGCTGATCCCAGTAAAGTGCTTCATTAGCGGATAGTCGTTTTTCTTATCCCAAACGTCATCATACAGCTTGAATGTTTTTGTTGGTTTTTGCCCGCCAACTGGTTTCATAAAGTTAATCTTCATAATGCCTCATTTCTTTGTTTCTTTTTTCAAGAAAAACGGTGTGCTCGAATCGTACTCTTCGTACTCCTCAAGGATTTCGTACTTACTTATATTGAACTCAATCGAGTTTTGACATCTTCCATCTTGCTCATGCTTTATTACTCCTCCAGAATCCAAAAATGCTTGTACACTGGATTGGACTTCTTCATGAGTTGATTCTCCAAAACACTCACCTGTAGATTTTTTCATCTTCTTAGTTTTTGATTCTTTGATTCCAACAATCATCCCAAGACTGTTTGGATTTGATTTGATTCCCCATGTCATTTTTGTTCCCCTTTTTGCCCCCCATTTGTTTGAATTACAGATGAGTAAACACGCAAGTCTCACAGTCAGTGCATTTCACTTTGTCATTGCACATCTCAATGAAATATTTTGAATCACCAGTGTACACTCCCAAATCATATTCTTTTATTGAACTAATCACATTTACTGTTTTTGAGTCGGACAACCCCCTGTCTCTCAAAAAATCATAATCAACTTTCCTATTCATATTCGTATTCCCCTTTCGTTTTGTTAGATTGTCACTTCCTCAACAATTTTGATTTTTGATTTTAGGTAGTTCATATTGTTTTGATTGAGCCACCCGTAGATCAGTTTTCTTGCTTTCTTGAATTCCCCATTCTCGACTGCAATGTAGCTGATTTTTTTCTTATCCATTTCATCAACGATCTGAGACATGACATCATTGAAAATTGCAATTGTGTTCACCCCCCTGAACACTTGCATATCATCATCAAGAAATGGTTCTTTATATGGTTCTTTTGTGTACGGATTTTTCAAATCTGCAACCTGTCTGTTCACTTTAGTCTCGCCTCGTTTTCGACCATGATTCTCGAATGGTGATGCATTTGATCCATAGTGATAATGTCCTGCCATATCTCTCCTATTTTGTTTCTAGTTCTGCCCTATCTAGTTCTGCCCTATCAAGGGTTATTTCACGCAACAATGCGTCCATATCAAAATCCATATCATCGCCCCGCTTCAGGCTCTCTCTCAAATCTTTATTTATTTGATCTATTAAATCTTTCCTGTCTCGTACAACTTTTCCACAGGATGGACAATACGGTGGACGTTCAGGGTTACCCCAGTAGTCATTAACTGATTTCATATAAACACCAAACTTTTGACCACAACCACCACTAGTCTCATCACAAAACCAGACAGGCATTTCAATGTCGACTGGTATAGATTCTACTTTCATTTTTCCTCCTCAATGATTAGTATTTGATTGAAACGTGTCGAACCCCGCCCTTGATTAAGATGTTCAACATCCGTTGTGCAATGGACTCTGGAGCACCATCTTTCATGAGGTCAGCAATGATCTCCCCATGAATGATATTCTGATGGTCCTGGTCTGCAATACGCTTTGCTTCGTATTCATCTTTAGATTTTTCATTTGCGATTCGTTGATTCTCAACTCGTATCGCCTCAGCCTTTGCGATCCTGCGTTCCTGTTCTATTGCCTGTTCTTTTTCGATTTCTGCTTGTTTCAATGCTTGGGCTTTTTCTTGTTCTACTCTCTTGATGCGCTCCTCTGCTTCTCTCTTTGCTCTTTCTGCTGACTCCAAGGCAATCTGAGCATCACGCTCCATTTGCTCTCTCAAGGCAACCTCAGCAAGTTCTTTGGCTAATCTCTCTTCCTCGATCTTATCAAGACGTTGTTTTTCTGCTTCAAGTTCTTTGATGCGATTGACGATCTGATCTTCCAGAATGGCATTCTCCCATGCAGAGTCGATTTCTTTCTCCAGTGCTTCCGCAACCTTGCGAGCCTTGTCTTCAATCTCCCATGCGGTCAGTGGTCCTCGAACCTCAGCTTTGAGATTATCAAGGAAGTCTCTTGCTTTCTTGCGAGACTCGTCTACAGTTTTAGCTTTCTGTTTCCACTCTGCAACCAACTCTTTTCCGAGTGAGTCGAGTGTGGTCTTGGACTGAGCAATCTTGTATGCGACTGATGCTACTTCTTTTCTACCCTTGGCAGTATCAATAGATAGATCATACTGGGATACTTCCTCTTGAATCATGCGGAGGAACGGGTCAATGCCTTCTGTTGTGAATACTTCAATCGGGTTTATTGCCTCAACTTTGATTAGATCGTTCATAGAATGCTCCGTTTCTATAAAAAGTGACCCCCCCTATTGAAAAGGTAAATTTTCTGGAGAGGGTGTTTCCCCTGAAAAATGAGTTTTGAATCAGAGGGTGTTTTGATACGATTAAAACCTAAGAAATTTTGTTTTGTTGATTTGATATATACATTTATAAACCTATGAAAACCAAATGTAAAGGGTTTTATTTTTTATTTTTTACTTTGGAAAAACCTCAATAATCTCAATAATTTACCTCCATTCTTCTACAGAAAAGTCAAAAAATTTGGGACACTTCAAAACGAACAGTGTAAAAAACAAGAAAAACCACTGACTGCGGAGGAAAACTCCGGAATACCCAAGGGAAATGCCTCAGAAAACCAACAATTAAAAAACCAACTTTTTTCTGGAAAAAGTCAAAAAATTTGGGAGGCGTGAAAGCGAACAGTCCTCCAGGGAACCCATATCGTAGTTTTTGAATAATCAGATATATACTTATTCATATATAGGTATACTCATATATACCTATATTCAGATACTTACATATCATGATAATATTATTATGTTTCCTTATTTTTCCGGTAGGAAAAACCGATTAAGGAAACATAATGTTCTTTTTGTACTTGGCAAAAATAAAGCATATTATGTGTTCTTAATCTATTTTGGGAGTCAATGCCAATAATCATATTATGTATTGTTAATTTTTTAGGCCCGGTTCCAAACAAAAATGAAAAGTTATCAATAATCATATTATGTTTCGTTAATTTTGAAGAAAAAAATTCACTCCGTTTTTATACGGAGTGAATATCTTTACTCAAATCAAATCGTATCAATACTGTTATTGTATCCGGTAACATAACCTAACAACTCATGCTTAGTTTGAAACTCGATTTCTCCCATAGCTTGTCCATTGTGACCGTTAAAAGTGATTGAGTACCTCTTGCACTTGTCTTGTCTTCCAAAGTCAATGCTAGCGTATTTTGTTGCATCAAATTGACTAGTAAACCGTATACATTGTGACAAGTAAAACATATCAATATCATGCTCAGGAAAATGCATATCTGGAAAGTTAGGATTAATCATTTTTTAGACTCCTTTATCAATATGACGCAATAACACTTTTTTTCTTCAAAAGTCTCCAAATCAAGATATTTTGACTCAACGACTTTGTGTTTTTTCCTTGTTTGGCTTTCGTTTGACTTCTTCCAAGATACCGCTTTTTTATAATCTAAAGTTTTCATTTTATTTGCTCCTTTATGATCTTATTACCTGTTTTTTTGTAGCACATCATGCAACTCAAACAATCCTTTGAACCACAGTTGATTTTGACGTTTTTAGGATTATCCTTGAACACTAAAAAAGAGCGGTCGAATGGTTTTGGGGGATTTGAATTTTTTACTATTGGATCAATTCTTGATACTGAGTAATTCAATACAAGATTTGATGGAACTTTTCTTGACTCAAAAACCTTTTTTACAATTGCTTTTCTTTTGGTCCAAAGTGCAAATGTTACATGTTTGTTTCTTTTGTGCGTTACAATTTTGAGTAAATTTTCGAGGTGTAAAATATTGCGTAACTCCCCATAAGAATGAATCCTTACTATCAATTCATCTTTGAAGACTGGAATGTCTATTTCCTCGAGTTCCTGTTCATAAATAATCGAGTTTGTAAGAAGTTTTTTTTCGAGTGCTTTGTAGCATCTTTCCAAGCTTTCTGCGTAGCATTTCTTACAAACGTTATCTGCATTTTGTTGCATCTTTTGACAAAAATCATTCGTCATAGTTGAAGTATTCATTGAGACAATACCTTCCATTTTTTTAGTCCCTTTTGTAGTCCATTGTGATGCATTTTGCATAGTCAAATCTCATTGAATTTTGATACAAAAAAAAGAGCGTGAAAACGCTCTTTTGTGAAGAAAGAAAAACATGTTTTTATCACAAAACATTCCCATTATCCGCAAACGAATAGTACGTCCCCTTACCTATAATGATATGGTCAAGAACTGGAATACCTAAAATATTACCAGCTTCTTTCAAACGTTTGGTGATTTGGATATCTTCATTTGATGGTTCTGGATTTCCAGAAGGATGATTATGGATGCATATGATATCTGCTGACAAGCTCTTTACCGCATGAAAAAAGACTTCTCTAGGGTGTACAAGACTACGATTAATCAACCCCTTTGTGATTAGTTTTTTGCCTGTGATACTGTGTTTGTTGTTGAGTAACAAAATATAAAATTCCTCTTGTTTTTTTCGATTCAAATATGACATTTTTTCAAAAACTTGTTGACTTGTGCAAACGTCGTTTTTCTGCATTTCCGCTTGGAAAGCTTGTTCTGCTTCGCAAACGGTTTCACAATTTTTGATTATCTCAAAAAGCTTTTTATCAATTTTCATTTTGACTCCATTTCTTATGGTTTTTGATTTTTGGATTTTTGGATTTTTGACGTTTTTTGAGAGTCAAATTATTGACTCTACTGGTTCAAGAAAATATTTGAATTTTTGCTTTTTTTCTTTCAAGAACTCAATTCTTTTTAGAACCAAATCAAGTTCATTTTCTGAGCAAATCCAAATTGATTTCTTTCCATTCTTTTCACGAAACTGCAAATTCAAATAGTATCTCATGAGTTCATTTCCTTCCTAAAAGATTCTGCATTTTGAGCAATCCAATTGAGCGCAATTTGCTCTTTAATTTGCTCTGTTATTTGTCGAGTTAAAGACTGCTTTTCAATCTCTTTTTTTATTGCGTTTATTTGCAATTGCAAAAAATTTTGATTGTTCATAATTTACTCCGTGTTTTTTAGTTTTTTAGTTTTTTAGTTTTTTAGTTTTCTAACATAAAGAAAAATTCGTTTTCTGCATCTATACGTTTTGACTCTGAATAGATATATCTTTGAAAAACCCAAGAATCATCAAACAAACGGAAAACCATGAAAATTTGATTTCCGCAGTATGTTGCATTTTCTGGAACAAACTTATATTGATCTTTTATCCATGACTTTTTTAACATAATTTTCTCCTTTTTTTGTTAGAAGTTGCCGCCTATCATGCCGTTTTTATAACGCAAAATCATGTGAAATGAAGGATTGTTTTCTGCTTTCAAAACATAGTTATCAAGAAAAGTTTTTTGCTCATTGTAGTATGTACCGAACTTTTCTTTTGAGTGATACCAAGAAACAAATTCTTTTTCTCCGCAAACTGATATTGAGACGGGCCCGTATGCTTTGTGAATCAAATTCACTAGCATACTTATTCTCTTGAGTTGAAAACGACCACAGAAGCCTATATTTAGACTCTCAGTGTACGTTTTTCCATGTGTATCACTAATAGACACGCTTGACTCGAAAAATTCAAGAGTGGTACTTTTCAGAGTTGTTTTGACTCCACTAATTTTTGCGCTTTTCTTTAGCACGTCTATGATTTTTTTCAAATCCATATTCATTTTTTTGACTCCTAATGAAAAAGTTTTTTTCTTTGTTGCATAACACAACATAGGCTTTGATTTTTTGATGTTTTGGCATTCGTTTTTCATGGTTTTGACTCCGCAAAATGTTAGAAAAAAATATGATGAAAAAACTAAAAAACGTATACGTTTTTGCATACGTTTTATGCTTTTTTCAGTCAATAATTTCACTTGCCAAACCACGCAAGAGCAATTCGTTTTTGTGGTTTTTCAATCGGTATTCATATTCTTCTTTTATCCCTCTATTGTGAGTGCTATTACAATAATTTTTATACATGCATACCATTTCAAGTGTTTTTCGATAAAATGCAATTAGGGAAGTATTTGATATATCCTGATAGTATTTTTTATCATAGCTAATCATAATTTGACTCCGCAAAATGTTAGAAAAAATAATGATGAAAAAACTATAAAAACCGCACTGCAGTTAGTGCGGTTTCTAACTTTTTTCAGTCAATCTCTTGAATCAGATACTGAATCGTATAACCGTCTTCGATTATTGCGTCAATATACTTTTGTGGGACAATTGCGTAATAGATTTCTCCGAGCTGAATATCTTGTAGGAAAGAGCAAAAATTCAAACCAGTTTGAACTATTGCTTTTCTATCGTTCTGCAAATCATTATAATCTGACTCCGATACTTCGACTATCCCATTGATAGTATCGGCCCGCAAATATTTCATTGATTTACGATTTTTTTTGCTCTGTTCAATACGTTTTTCTTTACGTTTTTTTTGCTTCTCGATTAGTTCTAATTTTGAAGGCAAATCAAACCAAAAATCCAAATCATCAACGTCTTTTTTAAAGATTGTATCCAGGCCAATTTGAACTTGAATTTGCAATACTGGTTTGAAATTAATTACACATGAATCAAAATGAATAAGGTAGGCTGAATCCATATCATTCCTGCTTTCGTCAAAATATAACGCAATGCAAGAGTGATTGTGCTCAATGTTTATAATTTTACACTTTCGAGATTGACTCAAAATCACTTCAATAATTGACTCTTCATTCTCAATTTCATTTGATTCATTTCTCAAAATAATTTTGAGTTTTTCAAAGAAAGTCTCTGAAACGGTTTTTTGAAAAAGGAAAACACCGTTTTGAATGATTCTGCATTCTGCATATTCTTCGACATAGCAAACAAAAATATTTTTGTTTGGATTCATTTTGTCTACAATTTCAAGACTAGTTTTCGAGTCATACCTATCCAAAATCAAAACACGATTTTTGAGCAACTCTAGGCAGATATCCAAAGCTTGTTTTTCATTTTGCAATTTGATTTGAGTATTCATAGCTTTTTCTCTTTTGAGGTTTTAAGTTTTTTGTGGTGTGAGAGTTAATAGGACTCTCACTATGAGGTTTTTCTTGTTTTTTGGTATACTTGTATTGATTTACTAAAAATCAATGTACTGGTGTAGATCCTGACGTGTAAATCTTTTTACAAGCTTTGAGTCATACTTTAGATTTGAGTATGCTTCACAAGTTCTTTCATACCATTTTTCATCATAAAAGATTTCTAGGTATTGTTCGCCTGAGTCCTTGATATTTTGGAAAATTGACTTTCCAGAGATTCTGAATTCTCTTGAAAACTTCTTTTGAACTTCAATCATTGACTCAATCACTTTGTTTGTAGTTTCAAACTCGTTTTCCGCAAATTGAATCAAAATGTTTTTTGCTGATATTTTAGTTTGCTCCATGTTGTCTCCATTCAATTGTATATTCATCACGGTTTCTTCTTCTTCTTCTTCTTCTTCTTCTTCTTCTTCTTCTTCTTCTTCTTCTTCAAAAAACATACTTTCTTCAAACTCAATCTTCTCAAGTTTTTCGAGTTCTGCTTCCCACCGTGGTATAGTGATAGATGGCTTCCCATCTCTTCTATATGACAAATTAGAGATTATGCTCTTTAATGTTCTGATTCTCTTTTGTCTTAGTGTTAGTGTTTTCGAGTAGAAAACGTTATTGTATGTAAATTCATTTTCCGCTGTTTTTTTGCGACGATTCATTGAAACAACAACAACTCCATTTTCCTCTAATATTTCCCGCAAGATTTGAGGAGTCAAAACACAACCAATTGTTTTGATTGTTCCGCAAAAGTGGTGCTCGTCTTTTGCGTTTTCTTCCAGTATGATTTTTGTGTTTTCGAGTAGGATTTCCATTGTGTCTCCATTTTTTTTAGGTTTTTGATTTTTTGGTTTTGACTAAAAATTTTTATCGGTATTGGGAATTATATTCCAACAATGCAATCTTATAATCGGTTGCATGATTTGCATTGCTAGGACTCTCCGAAAAGATCAATCCTGACTCTTTACAAAGAGATTTTGCATACTTTCGCAATTCAGGAACGGATTGTAAATCAATATCCATATCAAGATTTCCGCAAGATGCTGAAAGAGTCGGTGATTCAGGAAAGTTATTTTCAAAAGACCATTCAAAAACAACGGTTTTGTTCTTGATCTCACCGTCGAAAAGTTTTTCGAGATTAGGCACTTTATCCGCTTGTCTTGAGAGAAGTTTTCCCTCTCGATAAAGACAGTTTTTTGTGATTCTATAACCGGCCTGCTTTGCTTTTTTTTGAATATTAGTTAATTTTTTCATTTTTACCTCTTTTTTCGTTGTTTTTTGGTTGTTTTTGGTTGTTTTTGGTTTGTAAGTTGTTGTTTTTATTGACTTTTTTCTTAGAACTGATGTTTTTGGTTCTCTCCCCCCCCACAAACAACCTAATAAATGCTAGGTATAATGTCAATAACAAAACAAACTTTTTTTATTTATCTTTGTTTTTTTGTCTATCGTGTGGTGTCTCCGAGGGCGTGTTTGCATACTATATAGATATGAGAGTCGGCAAACCAAGATAAACCTAGCTATACACGCACTGTACTAGGTTTAACGTTAGTTTTAGGTATATCTCTATAGAGCTTTAAAGTTGGAGTGTTGTAATAGTATAAAAATAAAAAAAAATATTTTCTAATAATCCACTTTTTGGTTAAAAACGAGTAAAGGAAAAAAGCTGAAAATACCGTTAAACCGAAAAGTCAATGATTTCAGTAGCTTGGAAGGAAAGTGAAAAAAAGCTATTTTGTGGTTGATTTTTTTTCAAAAATTTCACCTAAAATCGAATATTTAACACAAAAAGAGGTAGGTATGACAAATGAATCGGAACAACTGGAAAAAGGGGCTAAATCCCTTGCGGGGAACAAGATACAAGTT